GTGATTTTGGAAGTTCCAATCTTTTGTCAGTTATCAAATTGAAGACTGTGTTCAGCAAATTTCTCATTCCTGGCCAATTGCTATACATCTCATTCATGAAAACAGAGAATATCTTCATTATAAATCTTTGACACCAAGTTGTACAATCTCCTGAAACTGTCATAGTGATAGCAGTCTTATTATTCATTGACGCTTTATGAATCTTATTATAAATCTTAGGCACTTCTTTATACTTATCTCTTCCTTTAGTTAAAAATTCATTTGGCATAACATCACACATTGATCTAGAAGATGTTTCTAAGAATTTTATTAATAATCTCGAATATATATTGAGAACAAATATCTCTCTGACGCCTTGTACCTGGTTCTTCTTGAACAGATTTACAATAAGAGCACCTATTTCTTTTATTTTATCACTATATAATTTGAAATATAGCATAGGAGAATTTTCTTTTATATCCAATTCATCTAGCACTCTAAATATTCCACTAATAGCTTTAATTCTTTTCTTTGGCTCATAATTACCAATGTCTAGATTCAGTGTGATATCTTTGTACTCAGCAGATGCTTTCATAGTAGCAAGTTCTTCAAAAGTTGTCTTAGCTAAATCATTAATTACTTTTTCCTGAAATCTAACTTCATTATAACCTCTGCTACTCATCACATCTTTAGCGCATTTAGCAATATTTTCCACATGACTTGCACAAAACTCATGAGATTGTAGCTCATTTGGATTTATTTCTTCTGGCATAATATTAGGTGATATGAAGTTATCTCTAGTCTTCCTCATATTGAGTTCCTCCTTTAATACTTTTTCAAATATTTTCCTATTTGAACTAGTTATATCATCTTTATCTTTATCTCTTAAAACACTGAAATATGATAAGTTTAAGGCTACTTCAAATGAAATGGAATCACCACTTATGAAGGATAACAGCCCATCCATTTGATCATTAGACACATCTAGTTGGTCTTCTTCTGTTATGTCATCATAACCAACATGATTCAAAGGTTTCACTATTGCTCCATCATTCTTGTTAAAATAACTTTCAATCTTATTCATGAAGAATATTAGCAATCTACTTCTAACAATTTTGGGAAACTTTTTACAGACTACTAGAGGATCATCATCAGAATTACAAACTTGTTTCATATACATATATCTAACATTTGATAGTGATGAAGATGTTGCTTCTTTATTTTCTAACATAACTAGTATGGAAGCTAGATAATCAGTTTTAAGTCTAAGTTCTGCATCTAGCCCTAAATTGTCTATCTCTTTAAAACAGACAAACAATGAAAAACCTTTGGTAAATGCTGTTATCATATTTCCAAGATCTCCTGATCTAGTTGAATTAAAGCCATTTGTCTTAAATCCTGGCAAACAAGAAAATAAAGATGAAAATGGCAAACCAACTTCGTCTAGAATATTA